TTGATGACTCTCTTGTTTCTAAATTTATGCTATATTCTACATTACGTCAAGAGCTTAATGACAATGAAGGAGAAGAGTCATGAATGACTTACATTTATTAAATTCTTATGAAATCTTCGATTATACACCAGAGATGATCAAGGAATCTCGCGAAAAGAATAACGGAAAAGTGATGATGAAGGGAATTCTGCAGAAGGCAGATACCCTCAACCAAAATGGTCGTATCTATCCAGTCCATGTTTTAGAACGTGAGGTTAGAAATTACCAAAAGTTTATTGTAGAGAATCGAGCCTTGGGAGAACTCGATCACCCAGATTCATCCGTCGTTAATCTTAAGAATGTGTCTCACGTTATTCGTGAAGCGCATCTTGAAAGTGGAACAGTTTACGGAACTGTCGAACTCCTTGACACTCCTTCTGGCAAGATACTTCAATCTCTTGTCGAATCTGGTGTAAAATTAGGAATCTCTTCTAGAGGCGTGGGTTCTACAAAGAAACAAGGTGACTATCATATCGTTCAGGATGATTTTCAGCTTATTTGTTGGGACTATGTTTCAGAGCCTTCGACTCCCGGAGCATTTATGCTCCCAGAAGGTCGTCGGATCACCCAGGCTGAACTTCAGAAGGTTTTTAATAAATCGGATAGAATAGACAGAATATTAAATGATATTATTTCTTCTGGAGGCAAGTGATCATGGGATTAAACAATCCAAAAGCAGGATTAAATACAGCTGCAGAATTTACAATGTCTGGTTTGCCGTGGGTCTTATCGGGTACAATATCGAGCACTGCTGTTAGATATTCTTTTCCAAAGGTAACAAAGGATATTGTAATCATTAACAATAACACGACAGCCGCGCAGCGTTTACGAGTTGGATTCACGGAAAACGGTGTGAACGGCGTTGATGAAGCCAATTACATCCTTATCAATGGCGGAAGCAATATTACTTTAAATGTTCGAGTAAAAGAACTTTATCTTTTAAGAGATGGCGGTTCAGATATTTCTTCTAGCGTCTGTGCAAACCTTACCATGATTGATTCTACAATGATGCCTATATTGACTGGATCAATCGGTGGTACAACATATTGGGAAGGTATAGGTTGATATGAGTATTACAAAAGGACAGCTGAAGTCTATTGTCAAAGAGTGTCTCATTGAAATACTTTCTGAAGGAATGGGCTCTTCAACAGGTTCTACGATTAATGAAGCTTCTAAAAAACCTTCAGCGTCCTCCGTTTCATCATCAAATCCACATGTTTCCACTGTGATGCGTCAAAATGCTTCTCGTATTAAGATGCAACAATCTGCTTCAATAAAAGAAGCGATTAAAAGAGAAGCTGGCGGTAATAGCGTCATGGCGGACATCTTGGCCGACACTGCTGCTCGAACTCTTCCTGTAATGATGGAAAATGATAGAACAAAGCAACCAGTTTCTATGGGCGCCGCAGAGTCTATTGTAGCATCTCACGATCCTGAAGAATTGTTTGGGGAAGAGACTACTTCAAAGTGGGCAGACCTTGCATTTATGGGAATGCCCAAGAAATAACATCTTTTTTTTCGTATTTCCTTTTTATCGAAATATTTAGCAATTGTTGCACGGAGATTTATATGAAACTTACAAGTGAATTACTCAAGAAGATTATTGAAGAAGAAGTTGCCAAGTTCGGAGACATGAAGGACGTCGAAGACGTCAAGGCCGAAGAAGTCGATGCTGATGAGCATGGTTCAGACAAGGCTCTCGAGAAAAAGATTGATTATATCAAGGCTCTTAAGATCGAAGAAACCCGTCTACGTAACCGTCTTAAGAAGATCGTCGAGACTCGCGCTCGTGTTCTTCACAGCATTTGAAATCTTTTTTACTTGAAAGGCGGTCGTTATGGGTAAACCAGGAAGCGGAAGATATACAACGTACGTTCCAGTAGCTAGTGATAGGAATACTTTACTTAGAAAGCTTTTTAACAAGCAAGCTGGCAATTCTGCTGTATTTTATGGAGCGATTGATCAAACTAATAACAGTGACGCCGCGCAAGCTATCGTGAACACTGCGACAGCAAATGCTGTAGTGGTTAATGGAAAGTATATTACTGGTATCTTCCCTAAGGATGGAAAACAATACGGAGATACAGATATGTTCCCGCAGGGAGTAAATCTTTCTTACGGTGGAGCTCCCGATACGACAAAAGTATCTTGGAGTAATTCAGCTGATTCTATTAAGTCTTCTTTCACAGGAGCCCCAGTAGAAGCCGGTGGACCTGCTAATCCATACGTTCCAGATATAACTTCTCCTGGACCTGGAAAGACAGACGGAACTCAAAAAGAGACAGATCCTGGGATCAAATCAACTGATATTAAGCCTAACTTTGATCCCACCAACCCATCTGTTAACACCAAATCACCAGCAGCAGCTTCTGTCACATTAGGTACTACTTCTTTAGGAGAAGCTCTTCTTCCTGGGAAAAGCTCTGTAGTATAATCAATATTTTAGTTTATAGTTAATGAGTATAAGAGAGGTCTGAGAGGTATGTCGAAGCAATTATATGAAGAGGCGTTAGCCGATGTAAAGAAGCTCAAAGAGATTGCTGAAGATAATGCTAAGAAAGCATTGATTGAGGCAGTTTCTCCACGCATCAAGGATCTTATTGAAGCAGAACTACTTCGAGAGGTCAGCGATGAAGAAGACGAACTTCTTTTAGATGATGGTCTTGGTCCTGATGGCGTTGCAGTTATTCCAACGCCCGCAGCCGCTGATATCTCTGGAACTGATGCTGATGTTGCTGCAGCTATGTCTCTTCCTGATGATGAAGGAAAAGTTACACTTGATCTCGACGCGTTAGCCGTGCAACCTGCTGCAGCCGAAGAAGAGTATGAACTTAGCAATGAATCTGCTGAACTTCTTAACCCTCTTATCACTAAGCTCGATTCTGCAGTAAAGCTAAAGATCGAGTCTAGACTCTTCCAACTTGGTGAGTCAATAGAAAAGTTTCTGGGAGCGGGAAAACTTCTAAAGAAGTCCACCGCCTTCCAGCAAAAGATCTTGGGGATGGTCTCTGAGGTCGAAAGTCTACGTGGACACCTGCAGAAATCTGCGGGCAACCTTCATGACAAAGGAGTCTATGAAGGAAAACTAGAAGAATTAAAGAATAAACTTAACAAGCTCGTGGAGCAGGATGACATGAAAAAGAACAGCAAATCATTACTTGAAGGCGATGTGACCTTAAAGCTTACTGGCATGCCCGACGAACTCGACCTCGATTCAATCGGCGTCGACCTCATCACTGGAGAAGAAGGTGAAGAAGGCGGAGAAGAAGGCGGCGAAGAAGACCTCGACCTCGGTGGTGAAGAGGAAGCTGGCGGCGAAGAGGGTGGCGAGGAAGACCTTGACCTTGGAGACGAAGAAGAAAAGGCAGAAGAGTCGCAGCAAATGGAATCCCAGAATTTAGATGACAACACAGTTGTCGAGATTGATGAGAGTATGCTTCGTCGTGAGATCGCCAGTATGCGTCGTCTTCGTGAAGCAGCCGAAGAAGTTCAAGCCTGGGGCCACGGTGCAGGTGATGTCGCCGGCTTCGGAGATGATGACCTCGGCGAGCCCTTAGAACTCGATCTTTCTGAAGTCCAAGATCAGGATGATGATCTTGCTGAACTTGATCAGATGTGGGAGCTTGAGGACGAGGAAGCTTCTTCTGACGAGGATGACAAGGAAGAAATGGACGAACTCGATCAGGCAATGTATCAAGCAGTTGATCGTGAGTCTGGCGGTAGTCGTTCGGCAGGACAATCTCCATCGGCAGGTCCCGGTGCTGGTTCTTCTAAGCGCGGCCGCTCGCCTGATACAGATGTTGCCGAGGCTCAGGACCAACAGGACGAAGCAGAGGAAAAGGAAGACTCCAAGAAGAGCCCTGTCCAAGAAATTCGTGGTCGTCTAGCTCGTGAACAAAAGATTCAGCTCGAGGCCAAAAAGAAGGCCGGAGTTGCAAAGAAGAAGCAAGCTGAGGCTAAGAAGAAGGCAAAACTCAAGGAACAGCAGGCACAAGCTTCTGCAAAGAAGGGTCAGAAGGGTGATTCTAAGAAGGCAAAGGCTGATTCAGTTGAGGAAAGCAAGAAGGCTCAGAAGCTCGGCGAAGCTTACACTTACTTTGCTACAAAGTTTAATGAGTCGGTGCGTCGCACCGGCAAGCTACAGGCAATGTTGGTCGAAGCCAACAAGCGCACTGAGGTTCGTCACAATGGCACCTCTGAAAAGTCGTCGGAGGCGACTACAAACCTCCGTAAGAAGTTGGCGGAAACGAATCTGTTCAACATGAAGCTTCTCTACAGTAACAAACTCCTCCAAAACGAGTCGCTTACCAAGCGCCAAAAGGCCGAGGTCATCGAACGTCTAGACGAGGCAAACAATGAAAGAGAAGTTAAGCTTGTGTACGAGAGCCTAATCAAGGCGTTGTCAGCGACCTCACGGCCAATTGCCGAAGGAACGCAACGTGTGCTTGGTTCTTCCTCACAGGCGACGCGCCCAGCATCGACTGTCCTAAGCGAAAGCTACGAGGCAGATCGTTGGGCGCGGCTCGCAGGTATTAAGTGATTCGTTAACCCAAACAAAGACTTTTTTAAGGAGAATACAAAATGAAACAGTTTACATTAGATCAATTAGCTCAGGGCATTCGCGAGAAGCACGTCGGTGCTGAGCGCGCCCGTTTAACAGAAAAGTGGAGCCGCACAGGCCTCCTCCGTGGCCTCGACGGTTCAAAGCGCGAGATGATGTCTCAGCTTCTCGAAAACCAGGCTGCACAGGTCCTCAAGGAGAGCAACGCTCTCTCAACAGGTGGTGGTAACCTCGCGGGCTCTGGACAGATCCAAGGCTTTAGCAACATCGCATTCCCAATCGTTCGCCGCGTGTTCGGAGGCCTCGTCGCCAACGAGCTTGTTTCCATCCAACCAATGAGTCTCCCCTCTGGACTCATCTTCTACCTTGATTATACATACGGTAGCCAGGTCGGCGGAACAAACGCCGCCGCGGCCGATGCGACATATACTCGTGGCGACTCGATCTACAACAACCCAAAGGGTAAGGGCGTCCGTAGCGGATCTCTTGCAACAGGCGGTATGTACGATCTCGTCGGCACAGGCTACTCTCGTGTCACCGGTTCGATGACATCTCTCAACCTCTCTGCTGGTTCAGTTGCTTCTGGTTCCTATAAGGGCGCCGACGGCACAACCTGGACAGCAGGCGGCGTTGTAATGTCTACAACTGATTTTTCTGCGTCTAACGCTCGTTTCCTCGACTTCGACGGTCAGGTTGAGACAGCACTTGCAAACGGTGCTCTTGACCTCCTCTTCGTCTACGTCCCAACATCAGCGATTACAGCAGCGATCCCAGCAGCAGACCTCACAGCAGTCGAGCAAATCGCTCTCTTCTCTGGTTCTTACGCTCAGCAGGCCAATGGTGCCTGGGGCGAGACATACCAAGGTGGAACAAACGTCATCAACCTTCGTCGTCTCAACAAGCGCGGTAACTTCAGCAGCACCGTTGCTCCTTACTTCACCCCAGACGCATTGAACGGTACACACGTTCAGTTCGTAGTTAAGGTCGACAACGGTACAGCGCTTGGATCTCCATCCGCTAGCGGCAAGCTTTCTTGCTCTGTTTCCACAGGCCTCTCAGTCGATTCCAACTCTGGTTCCACCGTCACAGTTCCTTCCTTCGAGTCGGACTTCGGCGCGACACCAGCTCCTGCAATCCCCGAGATCGACATCAAGATCGAGTCAATCGCGATCACAGCAGAAACCCGCAAGCTCCGCGCACGTTGGTCTCCTGAACTCGCGCAAGACCTCAACGCGTACCACTCGATGGACGCCGAGGTCGAACTCACCTCGATCCTCTCTGAGCAGATCGCTCTTGAGATCGACCGCGAGATCCTCAATGACCTCGTCACACAGGCAAACGGCGCCAACTACTACTGGTCTCGTGCACCAGGCCGTTTCGTCAACAAGACAACAGGCGCTGCAGTCAACCTCGCTTCGTCCCTCTCCATCGGACCAGCCTTCACCGGTACGGTTCGTGAGTGGTACGAAACACTTATCGAGACAATCATCGACGTTGCCAACACCATCCACCGTAAGACCCTCCGCGGTTCAGCGAACTTCATGGTCACAGGCCCAGACGTCGCCACCATCCTCGAGTCCTCGGTGCTCTATAAGCCCAAGTTCTCGATGGACGGCGAAGGTCAGGTCGGTAGCCCATTCACCATCGGCGCAGAGGCAATCGGCACACTCTCGAACCGCTTCACAGTCTACAAGGATCCTTACTTCGCTCGTAACAAGATCCTCGTCGGCTACAAGGGCGGATCCTACCTCGAGACAGGCTACGTCTACTCTCCATACGTGCCACTCATCGTGACACCAACCATCTTCGCACCAGAAGACTTCACACCACGTAAGGGCGTGATGACTCGCTACGGTAAGAAAATGGTGAGATCAGATTTTTATGGAACGGTCACCGTTTTAGACATGAATATCATATAATCACAAACTACCAAGTTT